CTATGCAAGTGATAGCAATCGTGATGAAATAATAGAGAAAGTTCGCACTAGATTTCCAAATATAGTTGATACTTGTATCAATAATATTAGACAAGTTACACCGTTTTATGAAATCACTAGAGATTATACTGCATTGCCTTGTGGTCATGACGGTCCTGAAGCACAAGTTGTATTAGCAGATTACGCATACAATGAAATAATTAGACAGTATCAAACGCCCTCTGTTATCTCAGGAGAGTATTTAACGTTGAATAGTTTTAGATTGACTGAAAAGCCGCGTACTAGAGACAACGAAACTGTTTGGCGCGGTAGCCAAATTAATTGACCTTTACACTACATTAATGCTAAAATTAGCAAATGTACATACCCAACAAATATAATTATATCCCAATGAGCAGGGTAGAGATTGACGGTAAACGCCGTTATGCTACACCCGATGGTGAGAAACTCCCTAGCGTCACTACGATCCTAGACGCAACTAAAAGTGAAGACTCAAAGAAGGCACTCACCGAATGGCGCAAACGTGTTGGGGTTCAAAAAGCACAGCAAATTACAATAGAAGCCGCAGGTCGTGGAACACGAATGCACAAGTGGCTTGAAAACTATATCAAAACAGGAGAAACAGGTGAACCCGGAAGCAATCCATATAGCATTCAAAGCCATCAGATGGCACATTCAATCATTCAACAAGGACTTGTCAAGTGCAATGAATATTGGGGTACAGAAGTTCCCCTTTACTTTCCTAAAGTATATGCCGGAACAACTGACTTGGTTGGCGTTCATGATGGTAGCCCCGCTATCATGGATCACAAACAATCTAACAAGTTAAAAAAGCGTGAGTGGATTGATGATTATTTTGTTCAGTTAGCAGCCTATGCTAACGCACATAATGAAGTACACGGTACAAATATTAGTAAGGGTGTGATTTTTATGTGTACCGCAGACAATATCTATCAAGAATTCATCATTGAAGGTCAAGAATTTGCGAAATATACTGACATGTGGTTCAAACGAGTTGAACAATATTACATGCAGTTCATCTAACGTAATGGTCGGGATTATGATAAATAAGTGTAAATCTTTTAAAGAATACACTTATGGCTATAGTACAAATCTCGAAAATCCAACAAAGATCAGGTAATCTAGTAGACCTCCCACAGCTTGATGAAGCTGAACTGGGTTGGGCTAGTGATGCCAAACGACTCTTTATCGGTAAAACAACTCCAAATGAGAATGTTGAGGTTTTAACTTCATATTCCAACATCAGCTTCAGTCAAATTGATGGCTCATTCGGTAACTTGGATATTTCAAATAACGTAGTCACTGGTCAGTTAATGACTTATGACAAGTTATCTAACGTTTGGGTCAACACCGGTGGCAATGCATTAGACCCCGGCAATTCATCATATTTCTCAAACACACCAGTACACTTAGGAAACGTTGCTAACGTTAAAATAGGTGGTGGTGCTATTGGTTATGTCCTTGAAACAGACGGACAAGGTAACCTGTCTTGGACCAGCAAGGGCACACTCAGAGCAAACATTTTAGGTATTACACCTGACTCTGGTAATGCAAACATCATTCTAGTAACAGTAGCAAATACTACTCCCTATACAAACGGCACTGCTATCACTATCAGTGGTGCTAACGGTGTTTCCAACACTGTTGTTAACGGTAATACATTCTATGTTAAAGTTGCTAGCGATTTTGCAACTTCAGGTAATGTTAGATTGTACACTGACGTATCGTTGACAACTGCGGCTACTAGCACGAACATATCGTACACTAACTCACCCAACGCTTTAGCTATTACTTCCTTAGGAAGCTCCGGTGCTGCCGCAGCCGGCGGATCAAACACAACTATACAGTTCAACAATAATAATATATTAGATGGTGATGCTGACTTTACGTACAACTTCACTACAAACTTATTAACATTGAATGGTAATGCAAACGTTGCTAACTTAAATTCATCCGGAGTTGTTACTGCGGCAAACATTGTATCTAATATTGCTACTGGCACTGCTCCACTAACAGTCACAAGTACAACACGTGTAGGTAACTTAAGTGTTGCTTACTCTAACGTAAGTGATTTTGGTGTCACAACTGCACAAACTACAGGAACATTCTTCCCTGTATTTGTCAATGGTAGCTCAACAGCAAACAGAGCATTGGCTGCTAACGCTAATTTAGGCTTTAATGCCGCAACTGGTAATTTGTCTGCAACCATCCTAAATTCAAACACATCAATAGCAGCCGGCACAACTATTGTTGCCATCGGAAACGTCACTGGTTCTAACATTCTTACTGCCGGCAATGTTACAGCTAGCAGACTAATATCAAATGTAGCAACCGGTACTGCCCCGTTAGTAGTCTCATCAACTACTCAAGTTGCTAACTTAAATGTAGCTACAGCAGGCACCGTCACAACTGCGGCTCAACCTAACATTACTAGTGTTGGTACACTAACGAGTTTAGGGGTGAATGGAACCGTAACAGCAGTTGCAGTTACAGCTAACACCGGTATATTTACCGGCAATGGATCAGGCTTGACTGCACTAACCGGTGCTAATGTTACCGGTACTGTAGCTAATGCAACATATGCAGTTAATGCAGGTACTGTCACAACTGCGGCTCAACCTAACATCACTAGTGTAAGTACCTCATTTACTAGCTTGACATTTGCTAATGCTCAAACTATTAGTGGCAATAACATGACACTAACAACTGGTGCAAATACAAATGCAGGTACAATCACTGGCAATTGGTCATTGAGTACTGGTTCTAAATTACAATCGACTTATGCTGACTTAGCAGAATACTATGAAGCAGATCAAGATTATGAGCCAGGTACTGTGCTAGCATTTGGCGGTGAAAAAGAAGTTACAATTGCCGAAGACGGAACTACTAGAGTTGCCGGGGTAGTCTCTACAAACCCAGCTTATGCAATGAATGCAACCTGTACAGGTATTGCTGTCGCAATTGCTCTACAAGGGCGTGTACCGACTAGAGTACGTGGTACAATACGTAAAGGTGATATGATGGTCAGTGCAGGTAATGGATTTGCAAGACCATGGAATAACCCAGCAATGGGAACAGTTATCGGCAAAGCATTAGAAGACTTTGACGGTGTCGACGGCGTCATTGAAGTCGCAGTTGGAAGATTATAATTTAGGAAAAAGAAAATGGCATCAGCAATTTATACAGCAAACAGCACAAGTCAGTTAACAACAGTAGCTACTACTGACAAAGTACGTATTGCTACAACAACATCAGCAATAGCAATAGCAGTAGGGAATGCGAATGTAACGGCTAATCTAACAACGGGTGAAGTTATTCCTGCAAACACAGTAGACAATAACTTCTTAGTTGGTCAAGGTAATTATATTGCTTACATCAACGTAGCAGGAACAGCCGGGGCATTTAGCATTAGTACATTGGGCATGAATCACGCTAATACAGGTACTGAATAATACTCATTTAAGATAAATACATCATACACTCTCATTCTGAGAGTTTATGCAGTTACCCACTGCGTAGCGGCTAGAACCCGCTAATTTTATCAAAGGAAAAACAAATGGGACGTCCTCTAAAAATCGCAAAGGCTCAAGCAGTCTTAACAATCACTGATACAACAGCGGCAACAGGTGCTGTTACTGTATCTCAAAGTCTTACAACCAATGGTGTTATTGCAGGTATGCCATTCGCAGTAGCTACTACAGTCGGTGGTCTAACAGCTAATACAACATATTACGTTTTAACAGTTATTGATGCTAATAACTTTACCGCATCTGCTACTGACTTAAGTGCAAATACATCTCGTACAGCAGTTACACTAACTGATACAACAGGTGGTTCAGTATCAGCTTCTGTTGGTGTAGTTGATGCATATTTCAACAATCCAATTGGTGGAACAGGTTTCCCAGCAACAAACGCTAACACATACAGTGTAGTTGGTGGTAACACTGCTATTATTGGTAAACAAGTATTGGCACAAGTTGCTATTGGTGTTAATGGTACAGGTACGTTGTACTCTGCTACAAACACTGCATATGTAACAGGTATTGGTACTGATTTGGCAAACGCACTAAGTGTAGGTTCTGCTATTCAAGTTGCAAGTGCAAACATCAACGGTAGTACAGACTACACTACGATAGGTTTTGCTAACACCGTTGGCGGCTTGACAGCAATTGCTGTTGCTAACACAAACAACACTGGTAACATCATTCGTACTACCGGTAATGCTCAGACATTGTTTGCTAATGGTACAGTAAGATTTACTGCTAACTTGGGTGGTCTAGTATCTGGTCAAGTTTATTTTGTTAAAGCAATTGCTAACGCAACTGCATTTACTGTTTCATCAACATTAGCTGGAGCAGAAGTTGATTTGTCCGATGCTACGGGCACACCTGATGCACAACAAGATGTAGTTGAACTAGTTGCAAACGCCGCAGTTGCCTCAACTGGCGCCGCATTTGTTTATGCAAATGATGAAGCTGGATTTATTGTTCGTCAAAAAGGTAAGCAGAAGTATCTTGTAACAGGTGCTACTAGCGGTTTAACTGCACAGTGCTATATGGCTAACGTTGCTAATACAGCGTTAACACCAAATACAATGCGTGTTCTAGCTACATATGCTAATAGTGCTACTCAAACAGTTCAGAGTCTTTCTGACCACACTGCTGAGTTGTTTACTGCTACATCAGGTCCAGTTGCTACAGGTAACATTGTACTTGCTAATGCTACACCAGCATACGTAACGTTCAATACAGCCGCAGCCGCTAATGCTGATGCAGGTCAACCATATTCATTGGTACAAATTGCTAGTGCATAATGTCTAGAACTATCAACATGCCAGCACAGACTACCAAAACTGATATCGCTGTACTTCAAGTTCAAGTTAAAAACATTGAACAAGATGTCAGCGAGATCAAAAGTAGCCTGAAAGAGATGCACGAATGTCTTGACCGTAACGCAACTGAAACTAGAGATATGTTGAAAGAAATGCGTGAGGAAGATACTAAGGCACACAAAGAACTAGGATCAAAAATTTCTGCTTTAGAAAAGTGGAGATGGATGATGATGGGCGCGGGCATAGTGATAGGATCACTTGGATTTGAGACAATAGCTAAATTGTTAAAATAAAAAAAGAGACTTAGGTCTCTTTTTTTGTAAGTGCGTTTAATTTTTCTTGTACAACATCAAAGTTGACTGTGCTAAATAATCCCGGATGTAATGGTTTGGGATATTGTCCTTCACCTACCCAAGCATAACCACAATGTTCATCATTTAATTTGGGAATGAATTCTTCTAGTATTTCACAAAAGAATGTATGGTATGTAAAAGTGTGATTTACAAATTTCTGTATGGGCACTAACTTAGCGCCAATCGGAAAATGACCAAGTTCCTCTAAGCACTCACGTTCAATCCCCTCAAGCAACGTTTCATTGTCTTCTATTTTGCCACCCGGAATTCCCCAATTACCCGGATTCTTGGTATCTGTTCTCAACAAATATAGATATCGGTTAGTATTAGCGCAGTAGAAGAATACGCCGGCAGATGTGTTACTCATACTATCATTTATCTATTTTAGATAACAATAGAATAATCTCCCTGGTCATACCATCCTTCGTATGATTTCATCCACATAGAGTCAGTGAATCTATACTGTACGTTTGTCGTCAAGTTTGTGACGTATTCTATATCGGTTGCATCTTGACTATCAAATACAACACTCCAAGAATTAGATCCAGTACTATATTCAATTATATCATTAGCATTAGCAACCAAGTCACCCCATGCTACTGTAGAATCGCCTTCTGATCCAATAGACTCTACTATCAAATATCTACGACCATTGACTGGTCCAGGCAATCCTGCATTGGGACCAACTAATAATGGATTGATAACGCTATCTACCGGGTCTAATGTATTCTGCGGTAGTGTATCCGGGTCAATGCTAAAAATTAACAATCTATCATCTACTGGATCAGGAACAATAGTACCTACGATTTCAGTAGTCATAAATGGATTTTGCAACCATATCTGACTAATGCCTGGTTTGATAGTACCGTATACGTTTAACAAACTAGTCCAATATAGACTTGTGTTAGGTGCAGCGGGCAATTCTAAGTCCTCATTCGGTGGATTGAATGCTTCATTTGCAGGTAATAACTGTAGACTGTTGCCAATCAACAATAATTTGTATCCGTATGGTGTAATCTTCTGACGAGTACCTAACAATAAATCATCATCTTGAATATCATCAAGTGCTTTTCCTTTGTAGATACTAGCAATAATCTTTTCAATAACACCCATCTTCTTCAATTTACTAGATGTGCTTAACCAGATAGGTATGTAAAATTTCCAAGACATTACATCAATTGGATTTCCTGTACCCTGTGGTATTGTACGGCTAGTAAAAGTAAGACCATCTTGGTATACGACAGACAATGATGTCCAATCAATGAAGTTGTCCGTGCTTTGAATCTCTAGTGAAGGGTTGAACAATGTACCTAGTTGCTCAATCAACTCTAGTTTTTGATTATAGTTAGTAGTCCAAAAGTCAACTGTCAATCGCAATGTGTAGGGTACTGGCATCAATCTTTCAATTGTAAATGCTTGTCCTTGAACTTGCTCGTACTGTTGGGTATCTGGATTGTATGAACGTTGGCGCACGTTAATTCTGTCCACAAATGTAGGATCTTGCGTTCTACGCTGGTCATACTCTAACGCAGTGATATAATACGTTATCATCGGCGCACTTGGTAAATTACTTGCACTGTTGTTGGCTAAAATAGTTGAAGCCTGGCGACTACTATCACCGTACATAACAGGCACACGAACTAAAATATCATTTCCCGCCGGATCTTTTCCTTTAGTTACTTGCCAGTTACTAAAAATTCTTGCAAACTGTAGTAAGAATCTGCGAATTTGATTGTCGTAGAAAAATTGTGCCATTATAAATTAGTTCTCGGTGGTATAGCATCAGGCGTTAACTGTAATATGCTTGACAATGGTTGAGACTGTGGTACTGTTGTTCCACTAGTCAATACTGTCTCTTGTTCATTATTTATGAAGCCGGACAACTGCGAAGTATTTAATGCGTTAAAGCTTGTATCTGTTCTAACGTTCTCAGAAATACGAACCCAAAGTTTACCGTCCCAACGATATAACAGTTGCGGGAAGTAATCAGTGCGTAAGAAATAGTCACCAACTTGTGGGTTCTGTGGGAATGCAATTCCAGCGCCAGTTGGGAATCCATTGGGTGCTGTGCCGTCACCTGATAAGTAACCTGTTGTGTATCCAAATGTTCGAGGACTTGAACGTGCAATGTATTGATACGCAGGATCACAGTCTGCTCTAAAGTCCATTTGTGTAGACACAGTACCGGTAAAACCCGGTAATTCAGGGTTCTGGTCTGCTGTTGCATATGTGTTGTCAGCAGTACCGTACGGTCCAGTGATAACGCCCAATGATTGAGCAACTAGTATACGATCACCTTGTAGAGGACCTGATCCATTACCAATAGCTTCTGGTGCAAGCTCCATGCTTTCTAAACTCATTTGCACAAACGCATCAATTGGATCTACTGAGAAGTCAGCATCAGCCGTCATATCCCAAATGCTTTTTATAGCTTCTTTTGGTATACGAATGACAGGACTTGGATTTTTGTACTTAGGGTTGCGCATCATAGCAACTGTACCAGTGACTGTAATAGGGGCCCCGTTTGAATTTGTGTTTACATTTACCGGAGGTGCAGGTTGATTATTCTTACCAGACAATGTATTGTTAGTTGAGAATTCACCGTATGTAGGAACAATATATAATTTACTACGGTCGTAACCTGCTTTAGGTAGATTACGTTTTGCTTCTTCTAAGTTAGCATTATTAATGTCAATGTTTTTATTATACGTAGATAATATATCTCTTAAATCTTGTGCAGTATCTAACTGCCAATATGTTTCATCGGGTGGATATGTACCTGCAGGCACTTCAATTTTAGAGATATAATTTTTATCACCATAGCTGATAGAATATCCTGCAGGATATACTTTATCTTTATCCCATAAGCCTAAATAATTATCTTGATTAATAGGTTCATTAAGAATCTGACTAAACTCTTGACTATCAACTAACGGTTCACATTTAATACGCCATAAATGAGGAAACCAAGTTGGACTAAAACCTTCACTTGCATAGTTCCCGTCAGTTACTTGATAGAATCTTTTTAATGCAACTGGTATAGTTTCTTTTAATGGATTGTAATCTAACAAGTGTGGTAATTCAATAACATCACCTACCATTAACTTACGACCCACTAAGTCAATCATATCATTATAATGAACGGTAATAAAGATAATGTCGTTATTTAAGAACAATCCAAACTGACTTAAATCAAAGTCTAAATTCTGTACATTGTAATGTCCACGTAATCTAAATACGTTTGGATCATATGTTCTATCTCTATTCTCTAGAAATAACAAATCTTGTATATTAGTAGGATTTAATTCAGCGTATTCAGGTTGTGTATAATCGTTACTAGGGCCCTGATTAGTAGGGCCCATATATTTATGGACATACAGGTCGGTAGCACCCGCAGTAAACATTTGCGAAATGGTTTTATCAAAGAATCGGTAATCGTTTGATTTTACTGGGTGGTAAAGTGATAATCTTGGCATATAGTTATTTATCGCTAATTCCAGAACAGATAGTATGCATTACCGTAAAGTTGACATTAAATAGAGGATGTGTTATACTTATAAAACATTGTAACTTAGGAGCAAAGATTGGCTACACGTAAAAAGAACTCAGAAGACCATTCTCAGGTTAAAGCACTCAATCCACGTGACGTAGATGTGCAGTATTACGGGGATGAACCTCTATTCGTTGTTCAACCTGATCCCGATCAGCGCCGGGTAACATTGATGCGTTCTTTCACTTGGTATAATCGTTTCTACGGAAAGAAAGATGCCAAAGAACTCATGGCTCAGTATCTTGACCTTAACAGCAGACCTGCTGACGCAAAGATTATGCGCAAAATTCATGAAAATGAGTTTTTGATGACACTGTGCTGGTTGGCACGTATGCGATTGCGTGGGCTAGAGTTGGATGCACATGAAGAATTGACCCTTGCTAATGAAATCAGCCGACTCTTGAAAATTGTACATGCCCCTGAGGTAGTAAAAGTAGAAGTTGAAGTTTCTACTCGCCCTAATATTCAAGACATTTTGCGTGAAAAAGCAAAAGATGCCGCAGGTGAGTTGGAAGCAGTGTTTGATGAATTCGTAACTGACGGTAAGACAAAAGCTAAAACGATGGATCTTGTTTCCAAATTCAATGTTATGCCACAGCATATCAGTTTGATTACTGAGATTTGGAAGCGAAAGCAAACAGAATTTGCTGACCTACAAGAGGGCAAAGATAAACAATTGATTGAGGGCTATAGTCACCTCACAAAAATTCAAGTAAGAAACATTGTCAAATTTATTGAACAAGTATTGACAGACTTGAATGCATACATTTCGGTCAAGAAAGCAAGCAAAGCCCCTCGTCAACGTAAGGCTGTGCCTGTTGAAAAGATTGTGGCTAAACTCAAGTACTTGAAAACATTCAAAGATACAGCCAGTAAACTTGACTTGGTGTCTATCAGTCCTGTAAAATTACATGGTGCAAGCGAAGCATGGGTCTATGACACTGCAAAACGCAAATTGCATCACTACATTGCCGATGAATATTCAAAGGCATTTACTGTAAAAGGTAACACACTATTGGGCTTTGATACTACAAAGTCAGAAGTTAAAACCCTGCGTAAGCCGGGTGAACAGGTTAAAGAGATTATGGGAAGCAAGCCCGCGGCTCGTAAATACTTTAACGATATTAAAGCAGTCAGTACGACACCGAATGGTCGCTTTAATGAGGGAATGATTATTTTGAAAGCATTTTAATGAATATTGATTTAAACAAATACAAACAATTTGTAGAGGCTGTAACAAGCCACGCAAGCAATGACTTGACTACATTTATGAGTCGCCTCGATGAACTCGACGGCAACTTTGACTCAACAACAAGCACACATGGTCCTGATATCAACGTCCCGTTGCTTATCACAGCATGTTTCGGTTTAGCGGCTGAGAGTGGCGAGTTCATCGAAGTGCCCAAGAAGATCATCTTCCAAGGCAAACCTCTTGATGACGCCGCAGTCTTTCACATGAAACGTGAACTCGGCGATGTTATGTGGTACTGGATCAATGCTTGTCGTGCGTTGAACATTGACCCTAACGAAGTTATTGACGAAAACGTGCGTAAACTAGAAAGTCGCTACCCCGGTGGCACATTTGACGCACATTATTCAGAGAATCGTAAAGAAGGCGATATCTAATATGAAACTCTGGAGTAAAAAAACTAATCTATATTTGTTTACTCCGGAGGAGTATGAACAACTACCATACGGTTTTGAACTAACGTGTATCGACGGAACCATATCTAAGAAAGATATAGATAAAGTTGACGGAGATACGAGATTTGGTCATATAGCGTTTGGAGTAAAAGACCCATGGAATCATCCACTCAAAGACTTGTTCTTGATTTTCAAAATCAAAGAATAATATGGTAATGGGCTACAACCGTGCTCCACCTCCACCTAGCTATGGATTTATTCCTAGAAAACATATCATAGGGCCTTGGAAAAAGTGGTTTTCTTGGTATCCTGTCAAAGTACATAACAATCGAGTATGGCTAAAGACCGTGTACCGACGTAAAATAAACACATATGTTGACATGGATGATTGGGCTAGATACGAATACGGTACAGTATTTGATATACTAACCGATTAATTATATTGGTCTATAGGTTCCGCTACCTAGAAATGCGGCGAAATTCCGTCCTCATCGTGTAGTGACGGTAGAAGTGCGACCAACACAAATTTATGGGACTACCCTTTGATGCTTAAACGTCTACCCCCTGCGTAGAAACGTTTCCCATATCTTAATAGTTGATAGTATGCCAGGTCATAGTAATTGCGATAGAGGGCCTGGGCTGTGTGTAGAATCCTGATGAATATACCTACACTTTAACAGCGAATACGGAAAAGTCCCTTCACGGGGTCGGTGCGACATAGACAATCCTCCACTGTAATCTTTTAATTCATCATCGCCTAAGTTCCTCAAGAATGTTTTTTGGCTTGTAGATTTCATATCTACTCGCCATTGCCTAAGAATATCTAAACACATTAGCCAGATAAATATAAGATACAGGTACTTATATATATGGCAACTAACATTCTTTCTACTCCAAATGGATTAACCCTAGACCAATTAAAAGAGTTATTATTTAATAACTTAAGACTCCGCTTAGGAGATGGTATTATTGATTTAGAGCTTGACCCTCAGCACTTTGAGGCAGCATACAACTACGCAATAAAGACCTATAGACAAAGGGCACAGAATGCAACTGCGGAATCATATACACTTATGACTATCGTTAAGAATGTGGATACATATACCCTACCACAAGAATTCATTAATGTACGTAGTCTATTCCGTAGAACAGTGGGATTAGAAACAGGCCCCGGTTCTAGTTCATTTGACCCCTTCAGTTCAGCTATCTTAAACACATATCTATTAAACTATAACTACGCAGGTGGTATGGCAACATATGATTTCTATGCAGGTTATGTTGAATTGGCTGCACGTATGTTCGGCGGCTACGTAGTATACACATTTGATCCTGTAACTAAGGTTCTTAGAATTGTACGTGACCCTAAAGGCACTGGTGAGAGAGTACTTATTTGGGCTGACGTCCAACGAACAGAAGAAGTACTATTACAAGACCCAGGCGCAGGCGTTTGGATTGGTGACTTCACATTAGCTATATTAAAGACTATTATCGGAGAAGCACGTGAAAAGTTTGGTTCTATCGCTGGCCCAGGTGGAGGAACTACGTTAAACGGTACAGCAATGAAAGCTGAAGGAGCTAAGTTGCAAGAGCAATTGATTGATGAACTGAAACGTTATGTTGATTACAGTCAACCACTAACTTGGGTCCAAGGCTAACATGAAGATAAGCGAACTATTAACTGAATCAGATTATAGAGATACTACATTGTCATTGGGCAAGTACAGGGGTACATATGATCCCAGAACCATGAAACATTATTCTGATGAACATGCTGATTCTAGTGAACTAGCAGACATAGTTTATGATTTGATTGATGACGGATACAAACCCGAAGTTGTGCGAATGAATCCAAATGAACTGACTGCAACACAAGATTGGCTAAGTGATTATGGCAGTGATGAAGCTATGTTTGACGAGTATCAAGACAAGCCAGTTGTACTGCGAGATGGGCAGACCTTCTATATCTTAGACGGGCATCATAGAGTAGCATCAGCATTAAAAGTAAACAAACCCGTTACCGTCTATCTGTTTGATGAACTAGGTTAATCCTAAACACTTTCTTTTTTCATACTCCTGTAGTATACTAAGTATCTGATAGGAGTTTCCACATGATTATAGGCGTAACCGGCTTGATAGGATCCGGCAAAGATACAGTTGCAGACTATCTCTGCACATTCCATGGTTTTAAACGAGTAAGTTTTGCATCATCTCTAAAAGATGCAGTTTCATCAGTGTTTGGTTGGGACAGAGAATTGTTAGAAGGCTCTACTAAGACTAGCAGAGAATGGCGAGAACAGACTGATATTTGGTGGAGTACTCGCTTGCAGATGGATATCACGCCCCGTTGGATTCTACAATACTGGGGTACAGATGTACTACGTAATCATTTTCATACTGACATTTGGGTTGCAAGCGTAGAGAACAAACTACGTCAAAGCAAAGACAATATTGTTATCACTGATTGTAGATTTGCTAATGAGGTTCTAGCTATAAAAAATGCAGGTGGCATTACAGTTAGAACAGCACGTGGTGAGCAGCCTGAATGGATTCAAGCAGCCATATCATATAATAAAGGTGAGTTTGGTAACATGTCATGGTCTATTAGTAAAGCACAATTATCTAAGCTGAACATTCATGCTAGTGAATATTCTAGTGTAGGACTAGACTACGACCACTATCTAGATAATAACGGCACGATTGATGACTTGCACAGTCAAATAAAATCAATAATCAACCTTTAAATCCCCTCGCTTCCAATTAACTTCTTTCTTTTTGACTACTTCAACGCAGTTCAAACAGATAGTTCTTAGATTAGTTAATTGAGTGTTTTCTAAATCTCCGTCGATGTGAAACACTGTAAGCTGTGAGGTATAGACGCACTTAAAGCCACATAAATCACATGTGGCTTTTTTCTTGTATCCACTTTTAGCCCAACCTGCTTTTCTAGGCTTTAGTTTATTTTTCTTCCTACCGCACTCATCACACATACTTCTGTAATGTGTTATTCCGTCACGTTTGTAATTAACGGCGCAATAGTTTTTGTTGCAGTGTAAGCAAATGGGTCTTGTGACAAGCATATTGTATTTAGTTTCAAACCTTCGAAGGCACCATTAACCATCCTTTTTTAGTTATTTTACTAAATAATACTATGCATTAGGGTTGTAACCCTCAAAATTTTACATTAAAGGAAAAAATAAAATGGCATTAACATCACCAGGCGTAGAAGTCACGATCATTGACCAAAGTCAGTACTTACCAGCCCCAACTAGTTCTGTCCCATTAGTAGTATTAGCTACAGCACAGAATAAAGCTGACGCTACTGGTACAGGTGTAGCACAAGCTACAACCGCGGCAAACGCAAACAAACTCTATCAAGTTACGAGTCAACGTGATTTGGTTACTCTTTACGGTACACCATTCTTCTATACTACTACGAACGGTACACCGATTCAGGGTTATGAACTTAACGAATATGGTCTATTGGCTGCATACAGTCTATTAGGCGTTACAAATCGTTGCTATGTTCTACGTGCTGACATTGATTTGGCAAGCTTAGTAGGACAAACAGGTCGCCCAACTGGTGCACCAACTAACGGTACTTATTGGTTAGATACTACTAACACAACATGGGGTATTTTTGCATTCAATACAACAACAGGAAAGTTCACTGAACAAGTTCCAGTAGTCATTACTGATCCTGATGATTTATCAAGTGGTGTGCCGTTGTCTAGTATAGGTAATATCGGCGATTATGCAGTAAATGCAATTGAAATTGATACTATACCTTCAGCACCAAATGGCAAACAGTTCTTCTATAAGACTACTAACAATATTTGGGAAAATCTAGGTTCTAGTGCATGGCTTGACGATTTGCCAACTATCACTAGTGACAATGCACCAACATCATTGACAGCAGGTGACACCTTCACTCTTAATATTAACGGTGGATTCAGCACGACTATTGCAGTTCCTGCGTCAACTAATAATACAATAGCCGGAGTCGCAGCCGCAATTAATGCATTAGATATTACTCAACTATCAGCTTCAGTAAGAAACGGCAAACTTTGCATATTCTCTGCACAGAACATAGGTAGTCCAAGCGCATATATTAACGTTGTATCAGGTACTGGAACAGTGCTTAATGATTTGGGTATTACAGTAGGTTTCTATTATCAACCTGCTCTTGTATGGGGAACAGCCGCAGAAATGCCATTGTGGACATCAAGTCAACAATATCCACGCCCAACTGGTTCAGTTTGGATGAAAGTAGGTAGTGCAGGAAACGGTTTGAACTTAGACGTATCACGATACAATACTACTACTGCATCTTGGGTATCTAAAAATGTAGGTAATTATATATCTGATGCGGCAGCTAACAGTGCATTAGATCCTACAGGCGGCAGTGCTATACCTGCTAACACAATTTACGCACAATATAAATTTAACTTAAACTTCTTATCAAGTCCGGTATACTTGTGGGAAAGACTTGCTACAGGACCTACAGTTGTAACCGGTACAGCAACCAACCCTTCATTCTCTAGTGGTCCTTATGGGCTAGCTGTAAACGTATCAACTCCTGGCTCTTCAACATTGTCAGCTACATATACAGTTACTGTAAATGACAATGCATCGGCTACTGGATTTGTAACAGCATGGGCTGCCGCAAATATACCTTATACTCAAGCGTCTGTAACTACTAACGGTGCTATTCAAATAGTTCATACTGAAGGTGGCGAAATTACTATCAGTGATATTAATACTACAACTGGGTATAGCAATGGTTGTTTAGCTACTGCAGGATTTGTAGTTGGCTCTACTACAGGTACTAAAACAGGACCATCTGTCACCTTAACATTTGCACCGGCAGCAGCCAGCACACAGGGTGACACTTCAGGTACAGGATTAACACTTAACGTAACTACAGTTAATGGCGTATATCTTGTTGCTCCGACAACATTTGTTGCAGCCGGCACTGGTTATGTAGTGGGTGATACTGTTACATTCTTGGGTACGGCTTTAGGTGGGGCAACTACTGCAAATGATTTAGTTGTAACTATAACTTCTGTCTCATCTGGTGCAGTAACCGGAGTAGCATATAAGTCTGGAACAGCACCTGCTAATTACAGCGTTCAACTTTCAAACTGGGTAGACTTCACTTATATCTCTAATGAAGGCGCCCCAGCAGTTGCTCCAGCTAATAACACTAACTGGTTCTACTCAGTAGTTGACCAAGTTGACATTATGGTTAACTACAATGGTCAATGGAATGGTTACGGTACTCTAAACTATGACAGTACTGGTTTCCCTTCATCAACTGGTTCCAATACAACAGATCCTGCTGGTCCAATCATAAGTGCAAGTACACCTACTACACAATCAGATGGTACAGCACTAGTATACGGTGATATCTGGGTAAGTACTGCTAACTTAGAAGACTATCCTATAATCAGTCGTTGGGAATCTGTAACAGGAGTAGATCAGTGGGTACTAATTGATAACGCTGACCAAACAAGTTCAAGTGGTGTTCTATTTGCTGATGCACGTTGGGCAGCATCCGGTACAGTAAATCCTGCAGATGATCCTATCCCGACAATTGCTTCATTACTAGATAGTAATTATCTAGACTTAGATGCACCTGAATCATCATTGTATCCAAATGGTATGTTATTATTCAATACACGCCGTTCAGGTTATAACGTCAAGCAGTATCGTATTAACTATTTCAATTCAGCTACTTTCCCGGATCAAACTATTCCTGCTCAACAAGATGCATGGGTATCAGTAAGCGGTCTACAATCTAATGGTTCACCGTTCATGGGTCGTAAGGCACAACGTGCTATGGTAGTTGAAGCATTGCGTTCAGCAATTGATACTAACTTGGCAATTCGTGATGAAGATAACTTCTTCAACTTGATGGCTACACCTAACTATCCAGAATTGCAACCTAACATGGTTGTGTTGAATGCAGACCGTGGCGAAACAGGTTATATTATTGGTGATACACCATTAGGTCTACCTGATCAGGCTACTGATATTCAAGCATGGGCTACTAACGCCGCAGGTGCAACAAGCACAGGTGAAGAAGGTTGTGTAACTCGTAATACTTATATGGGTCTATTCTATCCAAGTGGTATCGCTCCTGACTTATCAGGTAACTTAGTTGCTGTTCCTGCATCACACATGATGTTGCGTACATTCTTACGTAATGATACTGTTTCTTATCCATGGTTAGCGGCTGCAGGTACTCGCCGCGGTAACATTGACAATGCTACTAACATTGGTTACTTGAATCGTACAACCGGTGAGTTCCAGACAATTAAGACACGTATAGGTATTCGTGATGTATTGTATATCAACTTCATCAACCCATTAGTGTTCTTTACAGGTATTGGATTGTTGAACTATGGTAATAAGACAAGTTTCAATAGTTCAAGTGCTCTTGACAGAACTAACGTAGCTCGTCTAATTGCTTACATCCGTCGTCAATTGACACTAGCTTGCAGACCATTCGTGTTTGAACCTAACGATGCATTGACACGTAATCAAATCGCTGGTGTTGTTGAAACATTGCTAGTTGATTTAGTTGCTAAACGTGGTCTATACGATTACTTGGTTGTTTGTGACGAAAGTAATAACACACCGGCTCGTATAGATAGAAATGAATTGTGGATTGATGTTGCAGTTGAGCCTGTTAAGGCAGCTGAATTCATCTATGTTCCGGTTCGTATCTTAAACACAGGTGAATTATCATCAGGTGGATAAAGAGAGATTGGGTACTTAGGTACCCAATCTAATATAGATAAATAATATTAACAGGAGAAACAAAAAATGGCAACAGCCTCACAATCATTGTTCAACATGACCGTAGCGTCAGACAACGCCGGTGGAAACCAAGGCTTGTTGATGCCTAAACTACAGTATCGTTTTAGAGTAAACTTCTTAAACTTTGGTGCTAGTGCATCTAGCGTAGAATTGACAAAACAAGTTATTGATTGCTCACGTCCCAACGTGACTTTCGCTGAAATTACATTACCAGTATACAACTCAACGTTGTATCTAGCCGGTAAGCACACTTGGAATCCAATGACAGTTAACGTCAGAGATGACGCATCTGGTACGGTATCTAAGTTAGTTGGTCAGCAATTGCAAAAACAAATGGACTTTGTTGAGCAAGCATCTGCGGCTACTGGTCAAGATTATAAGTTCCAAACAAACATTGAAATCTTAGACGGTGGCAACGGAGCAGCAACACCTACAGTTCTAGAAACTTGGGAATTGTACGGATGCTTCTTACAGACTGCTAACTACAACACACTAAACTACGGTACTAACGAAGCAGTAACAATCGCAATGACATTGCGCTTTGATAATGCAATTCAGAGCCCATTGGCATCTGGTGTTGGTGCAAGTGTCGGTCGTGCATTAGGTGGCGCTTCTGTAACAGGTATTGGCTCAGGTCAAGGTTAATAGTTTATAAATCTAGTACAACATGGCTGGATTTTTTCAAACTCAACTTAATTCCGCTGCCGGAGCATTCTTCGGCAGCGATTACCTACGGGATCAACAACACGCTTCAAAAGTATTTAGGCCCAATGCATATGCATATGCACCTAAATTTAAGTTTTTGTTTCATGTGTATTTTGATATTAACAGAGAAGCGTATCCTTTAAACGTTGAGACAGGCTCAAACTTTGGTTTAGCTGTTAAGACAGTAAAACTACCGTCCTTCAATTTTAGCACAACGGAATTAAATCAGTACAATAGAAAACGATTAGTACAGACTAAGATTAAGTATGATCCAATAGATATTACATTTCACGATGACAATGGTAATGTCATTAGAAACATGTGGCAAGCATATTATACGTATTACTATGCTGATAGTACAAAACCTAAGGTAGTATTTGCTGGGGCACGTGGTGGACAACCACAAGCAGGTGCAACATCAGCAGACTATAACACACGTAATCAATATTCTCCTTCTATATCAGGTGATGATAACTGGGGTTACATAGGAGAAACTAGTACACCTTCAGGCCCTAATTCTGCTAAGTTACCATTCTTTAAGAACATAACAATATTTGGTTTCAATCAACATAATTTTGTTGCATACACTTTAATAAATCCCATACTATCACGAGCCGCACACGATACTTACAGTTATTCTGAAGGTGGTGGTACGATGGAAATGTCTATGGGCATTGAATATGAAACCGTAGTGTACAATCAAGGTGCATTAGATGGTCAAACACCTAGTAATATTGTTACTGGTTTTGGCCTAGACAGTTCATATGATAGAATATTAAGCCCAATCTCACGTCCAGGATCAAACGGTACTATTTTGGGACCAAATGGTTTAGTTGACGGTGTTGGCGGCGCAATAAACGACTTAGCTAACGGCAACATATTAGGTGCCATACAGAAAGCCGGCACAACGTACAATACGTTTAAGAATGGTAATTTATCAAAGATTGTTAAAGCCGAAGTTACACAAGGCATAAGTAATGTATTAGTATCGGGTGCAGCCTCTGCAGGTAGAGCACTTACTGTAAACACACCTATTTACGGATCTAGCCCTACATATGCAGGAACTGCAGGTACACCAAATGCAGGTGTATCAGCACCTTCTAATATAGGAAATAATCCGTATGCTGGTAAGCAGTTAACAAGCGGCCCGAAACAATAATAGGATTAATTATGGCAACTATAATAGACACGCACTCATCATTAGATCAAACAGTTAGAATTTTTGATTCTTTTTATTCATTTGACTTAACAGTAAACGCAAGTGAATATGATATTGTACAAGGATATTTCTTATCAGTGTGTGACACTAAGAATATTGCCGGTAACTTCACTTCAATACTTTTCAGAATTTCTCAAGAGACCGGTATTCCCACACTAGATTTATTAGGTGCTATTAAAGGTAGTAACAACAAGTTAGAAATGAATCAAGTCATTAATTACTATCTGAATAGTTTCAAATCTAAAACATCATTGTACGGTATCAGTATTGTACCACAACCTAATATCCCGGTTGCACGTAACGTAGTACTGTAACATGTCACGATTTGCTCAAGGTATATTCACTCCCAAAAACACTCAAAAATATGTAGGTAAAAACAAACCTAGATATCGTAGTGGTTGGGAGTTGACATTTATGACGTTCTGTGATTCTAACAATCACGTATTGTATTGGGCTAGTGAATCATTGATCGTTCCTTATCGTCACCCTTTTACAGGAAAAGCAACAAACTACATTCCAGATTTCTTTGTAGTTTATCAAAATAAGTTTGGTAAGCAAATAGCAGAAGTAGTAGAGATAAAACCAAAAAAACAAAGCATTATTGAAAGCAAAGTGGCTAATGCTAAGGATAGAATGATTGTAGCAATTAACCATGCTAAATGGCAAGCCGCAATGGGTTACTGCAAACAGCACGGCTATACATTTAGAGTCATTACAGAAGATGACCTTTTCTACAACGGTAGAAACAGGTAAATAAATACTGTATGACCAAAAAATTACAAGAACTTTTTGAATTACCTCAGGATACGATAGACGAGTTATCAAGACCTATCCCTGAACATGCTCACGAAGTAACAACTGAAGCACTCAATAATTTAGAAAAGATAGAGAACGCACTACCACAAGTCAGAGGATTAGATGCCGCTGATAGTGAAATGGATGAACTAGCTGCCATGGCCACAAGTAGTTACAAAGACTTAGTAGACCTTGGTATGCAAGTTGATAGTCGTTTTGCTAGTGAAATTTTCAATGCGGCAAGCAGTATGCTTGGACATGCTATTACAGCTAAGACAGCAAAGATAAACAAAAAACTCAAAATGATTGATTTACAGCTTAAAAAAGCACAGTTGGATCAAAAGACTGCTGAAAAGAGTGAAGAAGTAGAATCAACTCCTATCGGTGAAGGTAAAGCATTAGACAGAAATGAACTGCTCAAGATGCTTAACCCCAAAACTGTTGAGAAATGATAAATACTGAATACAGGAATAAGAAATGAAAAGCCTTAAACATTACATAACCGAAAGTGTAAAATCATACAATTACACTATCAAGATTGCAGGTGAAGTGGATAAGAACTTTATAGATATGTTTAAATACAATCTTAATAAGTTTGATCCAATTAAAATTAGCGACCCAGTCACTACACCTATACAAAAAGATCCTTACGGATTTCCTAATTTAGCAAACCAGCCTATCACTATCATCAAAGCTGACTTTAGATATCCAGCAACAGAACCAATGATTCAGCAGATTGCACAATTATTAGGTTACAATGTTAATATGGTCAGAGTAATCACTAGTGATTTCAATGATAGTATTAACAATGAAGCTGACGGATATGCAAATGAAATGCAACATTCACCTGTTCTTACACATGAAGAAATGGAAGAACAACCGGGTGCCAAAGAAGCTAATAAAGCTTACAGTCAATCATATCTACCTAGTATACAAACTCAAGCTAAGGGTTCACAAATTGATATCCCTTACGCAGGTGATAAGACAAAGGATTCGTTTGATCCGTTCAAGCCATACTTGGATGATGCTAAGTTAGGACAACAAAGTCCTATGAGTAAAATCACACGACCACCGATGCCAGCAACTGGCGCAAGAAAATAATTCAAAGGAACAATTGAAATGAATTTAAAAGACATGCTAGCAAAAATGAGCCAGTTGAGCGAGGCTACAGAAAAGACTAAAACTGGTGTCAAGCACACTGCTGAACCAGGTGGGTATGGTCGTAAAGATGACGAAGACGAAGAAGGCAAGAAAGTTAAATCTGATGCCCCTAAAAAGGGTCGTGGTCGTCCAAAGAAAGATGCTGACGCCTCAGGCGAAGTTAAGAAGTATGACTTCAGTGCATTTGGTGTAAAACATGGCAAAGATGTTAAGTTACCTGCACATGATAAAAAGAAGACTACTAAGCATAGTCTTAAAGATTGGATAGAAACAATTGACCAAAATATGTTAGCTGAAGCTGAACAGATTGAAATCAAACCAGCGTCACAAACAAAGACTCAAGTTATTCAACAAGGCAACAAGACTCTAGGTACAGTTAACAACCCACAACTTGCACAACAGATTAAACAATCTATTGGTAAAGGTGAAATGTCATTGAACCCAGACGGTCAAGAAATGGAAGAAGGTCTTGGCGATATGGCTCGTAAAGTTGGCGGCGCAGTGAATAAGGTGGTAGATCGAGTATCCGGTAAAACTGCTCGTGACGCCGAAGACGCAAGAATTCAGAAACGATTGGCTAGCCGTGAACCACCAAGTTTGGCATCACAACTGTCTGGATTCAGTAGACCAAACGGAGATAAGACTGGACTTAAGGACCCTCAAGAATACGACCGTGGCCAAGAATACGACCGAATCAGCAGTCACAAAGGTAGATATGGTGAGTCAGTCGATGAGGCCGGAGAAGCAAGCTATTCTGCCAAGAAAGCAGCCGCTGGTAAAGACATTGGTCAGCCAGGCAAGAACTTTGCTAAGATTGCTAAGAGTTCTGGTGGCGGTGAAAAAGGTAAGCGTATTGCGGGAGCTATTCTTGCTAAGTTACGTGGTCTAAAAGAAGGTGACATGCCATCACACGACGGCGACATGGGTGCTGGATTAGGTGCAGGTCGCAACCAAGGTACGTTTGAAAGCAAGAAGCCAGACGCTAATAAGAATAACATCCCTGATTATGCTGAAGATGGCAAAGGCAAAAACGATTTGAAGAAGAAAAAGAAAGTCAAAGAAGGCTTGTCACAAAATTTACAGTCTGCTAGATTAGCAGGTAAGTCTCATGGTCTAAAAGGTCATTCACATTGCGGTAAGAACTACGAAGATATGGAAGAAGCCCGTATGTATCACGAAGGATACAAAGAAGGCTTAGACGAATGCTATGGCATGGGCAGTGTATTAGAGACTGAAATGCCAGCAACAGTTCCTGGTATGGCTAGTCAAGCAGATCATGAGATGGACGAAGGAAATGCATTTACTAACGCACTAAATCGCACACCAACCGGTGGCAAGTTTAGTATCGGCGGCCGCACATTCACAGACCGTTCTTCAATTGAAGAAACAGGTAGCATGTTTGAGTCATGGGACAACGAGTTAAGTAACTTATTGAATGAATATACAGAAATTCAAGAAGGTATGACTGTTTCTATCAGTAAAGGTAATCAGAATCAACCTGATTCAGTTACAGTATCTGCACAAGACGGTGAAGCTGACCAATTATTGGCTGCTATCAAACAAGCAGGCTTAGGTCTATTTGGTGGTGATGAAGCTCGTGGGATGAACGGTCAACAAACTGCACCGGATCCAATGACAGTTGATGTTGCTGGTCAAGAAGGTGAAGCTGATATTGATGTTGTAGATGACCATGAAGGTATGATGGATCTAATCAGAAAAGTCACAGGCGGCGCAGGTCAACCTAATGTAGTTGCTATTGGCGGCGAAGAAGGTAGTGATGATAACGGTGATTATGAAGATGAACAAAGTTCCGACGAGCATGACAGTGAAGGTCACGATCATGAAGATGATGAAGCAACATGTGAATCATGCGGCGGTGTTCATGAGGGCAACTGTGCTCCTGAAGGCGACAAAGAAATGGTAGATGAAGTTGAGTCAGAAGATCAACAAGAATTTGAAGTTTCTGAAGATAACGCTCCTGATTCAGGTGCAGCCGAAACCACCGCAGATGAAAATGCAGAAGCCGCAGAAGACCAAGCATTAGCTACGGTCGATGCAGGTCAAGACAAAGAAGAAGGTGAAGAAGATGCAGTTCAAGAATCATACGCTAACGGTGATGATGACAAATTTGAAACTGATATCAACTTCATGACTAAAGTTATCTCTGGTGGTCTAAACAAGCAGAAATCTACAGGTCAAACTACAGTTCCTGTAGTAGCAACCCAAGCAAGTAGATTAGGTAATCCTATGCAAGAATCTACTAATTTGTTACATGATTGGAAATCATTAGCAGGAATCAAGTGATAGTATAATCACACAAAATACCCGGCTCTAGTCGGGTATTTTTTTGGGTTCTCGTTTATCCGAAAACGATAAATACTAGATAAGGTAATATAGATATGGCTCAAAGAAATATAGATTTTGGCGCATTCCCCGATGATCCAAGTGCTGATGCAATAAGAACTGCATTTGACAAAGTACAACAAAACTTTACTGAGGTGTATGCTGGTGTCGAAGGTGCGTCAGTTGCTTCTGTCAATAGAACACCCGGTGCTGGTATAACGGTAAGCGCCCCGACAGGTAACGTTATTGTTACTGCAAACATTGCATGTGTGCAAGTACACACTAGTACATTAAGTATTGGTCGTGATAGTAACGGAGCACAAGATACGAGTATTACTGCATCCTCTCAGACGTTGTGGGTAGATTTGCCGGCAAATATCTCTAATGTATCTAATATCAACTTGTCAGGATATGCAACTGCTGTGGGTAATGTTACAGGTGGCAACTTAGTCACCGGTGGTCAACTAGTCGCTACAGGTAATGTATCGGGTAGTAATATCACAACTGCCGGTCAAGTCGTTGCTAGTGGAAATATCACAGGCGGAAATTTAATAACAACAGGTACATTCTCTGTCACCGGTAACGCCAACGTTGGTAACTTGGGTACTAGTGGTTTAATCGTAGCAACAGGTAATGTTACCGGTGGAAATCTAGTAACAAGCGGGGCATTGAGTGTTACCGGTAACGCAAACGTGGGCAATATTGGCGCAACGAATGGTGTATTTACAAATGTTTCAGGTAACGGTTCAGCATTAACTTCTATTACTGGTGCTAACGTAACAGGTGCAGTTGCATTCGCAACTACTGCTAATGCCGTAGCCGGGGCTAATGTTTCTGGCGCAGTGGCCAACGCCACATATGCAACTGATGCTCAGTCGGCATATTATGCGGTCTACGCCATCACGTCAAACGAGGCGACTAACCCTACACAACCTTACATTACAAGTGTTGGTACATTAATTTCATTAACAGTTAGTGGTAATATTAGTGCTGGTAATGTAAGTGCAACTACATTCACTGGTGCATTAACAGGTAATGTAACTGGTTCAGCAGCCACAGTAACAACTAATGCACAACCCAACATTACAAGTACAGGTACATTAACATCGTTAGCAGTTACTGGTAACATAAGTGCTGGTAATGTAAGTGCAACTACATTCACTGGTGCATTAACAGGTAATGTAACTGGTTCAGCAGCCACAGTAACAACTAATGCACAACCTAACATTACATCAGTAGGTACATTAACAGGGTTGACTGCAGGAGGTATAATCGACACCTCATCAGCAAGTAATGTAACATTAGGTAATTTAGCTAACTTGCATATCACAGGTGGCTCTTCTGGTTATACTATTAAAACTGATGGAGCCGGCAATTTGTCATGGGGCGTAGACACTGCGGCTGCAGGCGGCACAAATACATATGTACAGTTTAATGACGGTGATGTATTGAACGGTAGCGCAAACTATACTTTTGATAAAGTAACTAATCAACTAACACTTGCAGGTAATATACAAACTAATAATGCCAATTTAGGTAACTCAGTCACTGCGAATTATTTTACTGGTAACTTCTACGGTAGAGCTAATACAGCAAACACAGTATTAATCGCCGCGCAACCTAACATCACAAGTGTTGGTACGCTCACAGGTCTGACTGTAAGCGGTGTCACTTCATTAGGTCCAGTAAGTAATGTTAGTATAACTGGAGGAACAAACTTATCGGTGTTGACCACCGATGGTACAGGAACTTTAACATGGGGTGCAGTAGTTACTACCCCACCCGGTGGCTCTAATACTTCTATTCAATATAAAGACGGGTCTACATATCAAGGTAGCGCAAATCTAACTTTTAATGACGCTACTAACTTGATGACAGTCACTGGTAACATTCAAACTAACAATGCTAACTTAGGTAATCTAACGACTTCAAATTACTTTGCAGGAACATTAACAACAGCCGCACAACCAAACATTACAAGTGTAGGTACACTTGCTGGTTTAACAGTTAGTTCTGCTGGTTTAATTGTTAGTGGAGCCGGCAACGTCAATGCAGGTAATATTACTGCAACCGGTGTATTTGCAGGTAACGGTGCTAACTTAACAACGTTGACAGGAAGTAATGTCACCGGTACTGTAGCTAATGCGACATATGCAACCAATTCTGCGGCATTATTGACAACATTAACAACTACTGGAACTGTATTCATTCCATTCATAAGTGCTACTGCTAATGGTAATTATGCACACTTATCTAATGCAAACTTCTCAGCTAACTTAGCAAATGGAGCTATAACAGCTACAACATTCGTTGGTGCACTAAGTGGTGCGGCTACTAGCGCAACTACAGCCGGTACAGTAACAACTGCGGCTCAGCCAAATATAACAAGTGTTGGTACCCTAACATCATTGGGTGTGAGTGGAACTATTACTGCACCGGCATTTACAGCAAATACTGGCGTATTTACTGGTAATGGTAGTGGATTAAGTGCATTAACTTTTGGTAACATCACAACTTTCAACACAGCCGGGCTGACCACAGATGAATTGTATCTACAGGGTACAACAAGATTGAATGTCAGTAATAGTGGAGCATCCTATCTATTTGACCAATATGGCGCTACCACTAACCCTGCATTATATGTTACTAGTGGTGAAACGTTAGCTTTTAATTTGAATATAACCGGACACCCATTCTTAATTCAAACAGGTGCTGGCGCAAACTACAGCACTGGCCTGTCACATGTGTCCACTGCAGGAACAGTGTTATCTGACAGTTCAGCCCAGGGTCAAGTGGCAGGAACACTGTACTGGAAAGTTCCTTATGGCATAACAGGCAATTACAAATATCAATGCTCTATTCATGGAGGCATGAATGGTAATATTGTTGTAACTGACGCAAACATAGCAAACATAACAGTTGGTACTGCAACCCGTGCTGGTACAGTAACAACGGCGGCACAACCAAATATAACAAGTGTTGGTACCCTAACAAGTTTAGCAGTTACAGGTAACATAAGTGCAGGTAATGTAAGTGCTACAACATTCACTGGTTCGTTGTCAGGTGCGGCTACGAGTGCTACTACAGCAGGCACAGTAACAACTGCGGCTCAACCAAATATTACAAGTACAGGTACATTGACAAGTATGACTTCTACTGGCAACGTACAAGGTGCTAATGTAATCGCAACAGCGTATCATATACGTTCAGTTGGCACAGGTATTACGGCAGCAGGCACAACACAAGGTGCAGGTACAGTATTGTCAAAAGAAATCAACATAGTATCTACTGTAGCATCAGGCGCAAACGCTGTTGTATTGCCAACCGCAGTAGCAGGTATGGTAGTAAATGTTACTAACACTACTGCAAATGCAATGTTAGTATTCCCGGCATCAGGGGCACAGATAAACAGTTTAGGCACAAACTTAAGTTTCTCACAAAGTACAACAACGATTCAATTTATAGCCCCGTCATCAACACAGTGGTATACAGTGGGCGCCACATACGCATAAAGGTAAAACATGGTAACTATAGAATTATTAACAGCAATGTGTCCAAAGACAAAACGCTCTATACTAGAGGGTTATGTAGAGCCATTAAACACAGTAGCAGAGTATTATGAAATGTTTGATAATCCTCGCCGTGTTGCAGGATTCTTAGCACAGATAGCGCATGAATCAGGTGGATTCAACGCAGTCATTGAAAACTTAAACTACAGTGCTAAAGGATTGATGGGTACTTTTAAAAAGTATTTCCCCTCAGAGGATCTAGCAAAGCAATATGAACGCAAGCCAGAAAAGATTGCCAATCGTGTTTATGCTAATCGCATGAAGAACGGTGATGAAAACTCAGGTGACGGATTTAGGTTCAGAGGTCGTGGATTGATTCAATTGACTGGTCGTGATAACTATACTCGCTTTGCTGAAGCATTAGATATGAGCATTGAGGATACTGTTAGATACTTAGAGACACCTAATGGTGCTGTTGCTAGTGCTGGTTGGTTCTGGGACAACAACAAACTAAATCAATTTTGTGATAAGGATGATTTCGTCACATTAACAAAACGCATTAATGGTGGAACAATTGGTTTAGCCGACAGACAACATCATTATCATTTAGCACTAGAACACTTGGGCGCACACTAATATGGCACAACCAGTTTGGAATACGGCAGCCGGGACAATAGGCTCATTTCCTGCGTTAGTCGAAATGGTATATGATCTGTCTGCCTCTGCGGTCTTACCGGGAACAACGATTACATACACTCTTATCAGTGGAAATTTACCACCGGGTTTGTCCATGAGCGGCGACGGCATTATCACTGGTTTACCAGGATTGGTAGTAGTAGATACCACTAGTATTTTTACGGTTCGAGCAACTGATAACTTAAACAATCTAAGAGACAGAACATTTTCTATAAGAATTTCAGGGGTAGCGATACCGCAGTTCACTACACCGGAAGGTCTATTAGTTAGCACACAAGACAGTATTTGGATAGAAATCCCTATTCAATACAGCAATCCCGATAATAGCAACGTAACACGGGTAGAATTAAAAGAAGGATTATTACCACCTGGTTTAGAAATAAATGAAAGTGGAATAATTCGAGGATATCCTGAACCACCTATAAACGGAGTTACTTTACCGACGGTTACTACCAGTGCTACAACTACAGATACTTCTAATAGTATTACTTGCCTTAGTACAGTTGGATTTACTGTAGGTAGACCTGTATTATTTTCAGGTACAACGTTTGGTGGATTGACTACTACATTGACATATTATGTTAAGGGTGTTATAAACGCTACCTCATTTACTGTAAGTACTACTCAAAACGGCCCCGTTTATAATTTGAACAACGATACTGGTTATATGTTAGTAACATTGCCGTCTGTAAGTGCGGGACAACCTACGATTAGAACATATGCTTTTGTATTAGAGCTTATAAGTCCTTTAGGTGGTGACACCTCAGCATATTCTATAACAGTAATAAATCAAAATACACCTGTAAGTCAAAGTGGACCCGGTAACCTACCTAATACTAGAGTTCCGTCTATCTTAAACACTAGACCACAAACGTTTATAATTAACCCTGCTAATGCATATTATGGATATTACATAATACCATCTCCAGAAAGTGACAATCTGACAACCCCACCGGCATCTCCGGCGTTCATTGGAACGATATTAAGTGGTAATTACTTTGCTTTTAAAATTATTGGATACGATTTTGATGGCAGTAATCTCACCTACTCATTCTCAGGTTTACCTATAGGATTAACAGGAGATAGTAGTACAGGATGGATTACTGGAACACCTACACTCACTTCAACTGGTATCAGTCAATTTATTTTTAGTGTAGCAACATATAAAGCAACAAACCCCTCGCTAATTAGCGCATATTATAATTTCTCATATAATCTTACAAATGACATTAATGGTGTAGTAACTTGGGTCACTCCTTCTAATTTAGGAACTGTTTTTAACGGAACAATTAGTACATTGAGTGTATCAGCAATATCTGATGTAGATTTATCTTATAGAGTAACCAACGGCATATTGCCTCCAAATTTGGTTTTATTAGATAACGGTGAGATAACTGGTTATGTAGCGAATCAACCTACTACTAGCGTGTTGAATCAAGGTGATACTACTGAATTTACTTTTACTATTGAAGCATACTCATTATTATACCCAGTGGTATTGTCAAGTAGAACATTTACAGTAACTGTATTACAGCAATACAACCAGCCTACTGATATTTTATATATTAAGGCAGCACCTAGTATCTCTGATAGAGTTATTATTGATACTCTATTAGACAATGAGAGTCTAATTCCTACTACCGATTTGTACAGACCAAGTGATGTTTACTTTGGTAAAGCGTCTAGTGTAATTTATGAACATGCTTACGGAATATACGCAAGTGATATTGATGAATATATAGCATCTGTTTCAAAGAATCATTATTGGAGAAACATTACTTTAGGTGAAATTAAAACGGCTGTAGCTAAGAATGATGTAGGTGAGATAATCTATGAAGTAGTATACAGTGAAGTAGTTGATAATCTTGTAAATTCAAAAGGCATTAGTATACAAAAAGAAATTTATTGGCCTAGACCAATTGATTTAGGATTAGGTCCTTGGTATACTAGTCTTACTGATATCTATACAAGTTACGTAGATATTTTAGGACAACAATACTATACCAGTCTGACTCCGGGATATGCTAGAATATTATATCCAAATAGTTTACCTAACATGCGTAATCAAGTAGCCAGTGTATTAGGTCAAGAATATGATAGTACCTTGTTACCATTATGGATGACTAGTCAGCAACCTAATGGCAGTACCTTGGGATACACTCAAGCCTGGGTAATATGCTATACAAAACCTGGTAAGGCAGCGGCGATACAGAGTAATATACAAAATAATTGGAAAGATCCAATCGGTAGAAACTACGTACTAAATCAAATTAACTTTAGAATTGATAGATTCTCGGTGGATAAGAGCATCACGTACAATTACGACAAGTCAACTACACCACCTGCTTGGACAGGGTTACCTAGTGCTAGCCCAGTACCCAATCCATTGGATAGCAAAGACTTTTATGTACTGTTCCCTAGACAAACAATTTTACCCGACAACACACAGTACTAAATATAGATAATGGAATAAACGCAAATGAGCACAATTAACACAAACGGATTAAATGTAAATTACCCTGTACCCGGAGTCAACAATAACTCTCAAGGCTTCAGGGATAATTTCGCTACTATAAAAACTAACTTAGATATTGCAAGTAATGAGATTACGGACTTGCAAACTAATGTAGTGTTGAAGTCAGCCCTACAGAATTCTGTACTGAACAATGACATGGCTAACACACTTATTAGCAATGCCGCAATTAGATCATTTAGACACACTACATATAACTTAGGTAACTCATTATCAGGTACTGTGTTAGTTGATGTGTCGTTGGGTGATGTGCAGATCGGTACGGTATCAGGTAACGTATCATTTACTTTTGGTAGTTGGGCACCTACTGGTACACAGAGTAATGTACAATTACAATTATCAGTTAGCAATGCAAACGCAGTGATTTCGTTCCCTGAGCAAGTAATACAATCTAACGGTAACTATGGAACTACTCTGTTAGAAAACTATGCAAACATTGGAAACGTTGCAACAGTGACTGTGCCATACGGTATTACTCAATTAGATTATAGTTTAAGTTCAATTGATTGCGGCGATACTATTACAATCGAACCATATAATAGACCTCTACAAACAACACAAGTTCAACAACGCCTAGTTCCTCCTACTGGATTCTTGGGTGACTCAGCGGGAACTATAGCATCTGGTGGAGCATCTACTCAGTTAGTAATTACAGGTGCAAATACTGACCCGTACTTGACTACATCGGGTAGTACAAGTGAATTGTATACTGATTTACCAATTACATTTACTGGTACATCTCTTGCAGGTAACATAGTTGTAGGAACGACATATTATGTTAGAAATGTAGTTTCTAGTACAACATTCACTGTGGCTGCTACTAAAGGTGGTGCTAATATTGCTATTGGTGCTAATGCAACCGGTACTACTATGTTAGCTAGTCCGCAACAATATTTGTATGTTGCAACACAAGACTATAATGCTAATACATATGATAGAAATGTATTATCAACTACCGTGACTACTAACGTTGTTACTCTCAACAATACAACTAGTCTAGTAACAAACGCTCCTATTATCTTTAATGCTAATATAGGTGGAATTGTTGCAAACACAATTTATTATATTAAGTCAATTTCTAGCCCAAATATTACGCTAAGTCGTTCTAGAACAAATGGAGTTGCTGATACAGTAGTAACACTATCAACTGATACTACAGCAACGACTGCTACCATTTACGTGGGTAGTGACATTTGGAAAAGAATCGCACTAACTTCTTGGTAATAAATAAAAAGGATGACACATCCTTTTATAAACGACCTATCTGACAAGTCTTTAGAAGACTTACAAGAGACTATTTCTGGTCTTAACAAGAAACTTACCTTTGCTTATCGCATGGGTAATCAACCACTAATCCATCAACTGCATATGGCTCTAGACAGCTATAGGGTCGAATATAGTAAAAAAATGGATGATCTGATGAAAAAGCAGACTGCACAAATTAACATTCAGAAAAATGATTGATATGAACACTAGAATAGAACGAGAATTTGAATTCCAAGCCGGCGTATATTTTGATGGGAGGATGTTGATGAACACATATGCAGTTGGTCTGTCTATGTTAGTCATGACAGAATCAATCCCGGAACAAAACATCGCTATGGATCGCATCAGTTATTTTCTTGCTGAGTCACTAGAAAGCTGTATATTTGTAAAAAGTACCGAGAAGAAGGTCATTGAGAAATATGTTGCGGCAGACTTGAAAGTATCTACACTACCTGAAGAACCATACGATCAGATTGTTTCAATGTTGCTGTTGATTAAGTTGAATGCAATCACTGAAAAAAGACTAGAAGTGACAGATATCAGAATCACTACTAAATTAAGTGATGGCGTAAGCTTCTTGTATGACAATGAAGATGCATATGGTCCATTTGAACAAATGGGTTGGTGGCATGAATCTGGTACTACGATAGCAGACTTACACAAAGCACAGAACAAAAAAGATAAGATTGTGAAATTGGTCAACAAAGCAAATGATTGGAATGAGTGCTCATTGATGTGGCAAGAAAAGCATACTAAATCTTCCGAAATAGTCTTTATGACCGAGGACAAGTAACCAAATAGGTTGCACATCATATCTGTTTGTGTTATCATTGCACAATGAGAACAGATATATACGGTCAACTTATTCTAAACGAAACTGACCTTTGTCATATTTTTTTACAAGATCCTACGAGGACGGTAAAAAATGCGTTTGTGGAAGAACCTGTTGAATTTAGTGGGTTCTTGTCTATTGAAAATATACCTGACTTAAAGGTATACACTGATTTGGGCATTGCGTTAGATGAGTTTGATGAACAACGACAATCACAATGGCTTTTCCCTAAAGAATACAAAGACATGGATATTGCTAAGTGGATACTAGAGCAATGTACTAGTGAATCTGAACTTCAACGTGCAGGAGAAGAACTATTATTATTCCAAGATAGGGATATGTTCATCTTGTTAAAATACTTAAAATATCTAGTTGATACTATGCGTGACAACAACATCGTTTGGGGTGTAGGTCGTGGTTCTAGTGTTGCTAGTTTTGTATTGTTTTTAATAGGTGTCCACAGAATAAATAGTTTGTATTACGACTTGTCTATTGACGAGTTTTTAAAATAAGGAAAAAATCATGGCAACATACAGAACAGCATTAGGTAAGACAGTAGATATGGCTGCATTGCAGACACGCAATGAGCGAGTTAGAGCAGTGGGAAATATGAGTGTAAATGCCCGAGGTGATACTATTGACGCATTTGGCAACGTAGTCAAACCTGTCACTCAAAAAGTAAATGAAAAATATTCAAAAACAGTAGGCAATAGGTCAGCCCAACCTAGAAAACCTGCGCAACAACCAGTGTCTCAGACAGTCCCTGCACCTAAGGTAGACTTTAGCGAACTCAACGAAATTGAACGTGAACTTGAAGAAAGTATAGACGATGACATTGAAGTTGAGAAAATTAAAGCCGCAGAAACCAAAAAAGGAAAGAAATGAGCGAATACAGCAAACCAGCGTTTAGCCCTACGAAGGTAGATGGTCTTAAATTCTTTCGTGACCACGTTATTGTGTCTGAAATGAGTTTTGAGGATCGCATCACTAATGGTGGCATCATCTTAGTGAATGATGATAAGAAAAGTGCAGGTATTCGCCCACGTTGGGCAAAGATTTATGGTCTAGGTCCAAATCAAAATGACCCACAGTATGAGATTGGTAAGTATATCCTTATCAGTCACGGTAGGTGGACACGTGGTATCACAGTAGAAACACCAGAGGGTAAACAGACGTTGCGTAAAGTCGATCCTAATGATATACTATTAGTATCGGATGAGCCGATGTATGACGAAACAATGAGCACACAGGTATATTAATGATAACATGGTTTTATAGATGGTTGGGGAATAAGATTTCTGCGGTCAATGGTTCACAGGATATGGAAGCAGAACCCGCAGGAGTCAATTTAATTGGGAGACCGATCAGCAAGTCTAACCGAATCTCTAAAGTCAGAGAAAGTGATGATTTAAGTTCAGAACCAATTACATTCAAAATGTTCAAAGCAAACGGTGGTTGGGCAATAGAATTTAGACAATATGACTCTAGAAATGACAGAGTAGATACTAGTCTATATGTCGTTAACGATGAACAAGAACTCGGTAAGCACGTTTCACAAATTATTACTATGGAAGCATTAAAGCGATGAAGAATCAATTATGGGTAGAGAAGTATCGCCCTACAAAAATCAGTGAGTATGTTTTTGTTGACGAACGACAAAAATCACAAGTCACTAACTGGGTCAAAGATGGCTCTATACCTCACTTGTTATTGAGCGGAGACCCCGGTACTGGTAAGACAACACTTGCTAAGGTGCTGATTCAGGAACTCGGTGTAGAAGATTATGACGTACTAGAAATCAACGCTAGTCGTGAAAACGGCATTGACTTCTTGCGTGAAAAGATTAACGGGTTTGTGCAAACAATGCCTTTCGGTAAATTCAAAGTTGTTTTGCTTGACGAAGCTGATTATCTAACACAGCCTTCACAAGCGGCATTGCGTAATGATATGGAAGCATATCATCAAACAGTTAGATACATTTTAACTTGTAACTATCAGCACAAGATCATCCCTGCACTTAAGAGCAGATGCCATGAGTTTCATATCGCTAAAACAGATATGACTGAATTTACTGCACGTGCGGCAACAGTATTGGTTACTGAGAGTGTTGAGTTTGAATTAGACACACTAGATAGCTATGTTCGTGCGACATATCCTGACTTGCGCAAGTGTTTGAATCAGTTGCAAGTGAATAGCAACTCAGGTAAGCTACTAGAACCACAGACACAAGGGTCTAGCGAACACGAATTGTTATTAGCTGCCACATCATTGTTTAAGTCAGGTAAAATATTAGACGGTCGTCAGCAGTTGATGCAGTATATCGCATTGTATCCTACACGTATTGAAGACACATACCGTTGGATGTATGATAACTTAGACTTGTGGGGCAGTTCTAACGAACAACGTGATGCAAGTATTATCGTTATTCGTAATGGTCTAGCAAATCTGCCACTAGTGGGTATCCCTGAGATTAGTTTGGCAGCAACATTAGTGGAGCTAACATCATGAGATACTTGATGATTACATTTATGCGTAAACCCGGTGGTCAGATTGATGAACAGATGACTGTTGCCAAGAAGATCCGCACCTCAGACATTCAAACATGCAACGTGATTATGGATTACGCTAAGAGGAAAGTTGAGAAATGCGTTATTGAAGGTAAAGTAGTTGATACTGACTGGGATAGAATGCACACTTACTACAGCAAGGTGTATCCAAACGTAATAGCTCAATTAGAAAAAGAAGCGCAGATTACGCTACAAACAAAATAAAAGAGGGGCAATTGCCCCTCTTTTTATGAGTACAATTTAAGAACGTGCTCAATAATCTTGTGTCGTTGAATGTCACGTGTATCAAACTTACAAGATTGTAGTCCTGGTATTTCCCCCTTATCTAGCCTGACTAACAAATCCATTAATCCGTTATCGGCTGTCTTTCTGTCGGTTTGCTCAATATCCCCTGTGATAACTATCTTACTGCCTATCCCTATTCTAGTCATAATCATCTTTAA